CGTACAGTATCGTGGTCGTCAGCACTAGGACGTCCGGAATAGCACAGGCTTAAACGGCGTCCATTTACTGTATAACGTCCAGAATAAGAACTATTGCGGCAGTGAGTAGGGTTATACTCAACAGTCGCACCGTAGCGTTGAACAGTCTGTAGTAGTTCAACTGTGCCGGGATCATATTTAGCAGATACTGGAGTTTGTAGTGTAATCAGCGCACTGGATAAACCCAGAGCACTACAGAGAAGGCGTTTAATCATTATTTAATTAAAGAGTAGAGGATTGATTACGCTTGAACGCATAAGTCAGAATCACAATTGAGGAAAGTACCCCAATCAGTCCGACAACACCGAGTACAACGGTAGATTGATCGTAGTGAATCATTTCAAATAAATTAGGAGTACAGTTCGATACAACGGTCTACAATTTCATCGCGTGTAGCTAGTGAGATATCCTCACCGTCAGCGATGTATTCATCTAGTACTTCAGCAACTTCAGTACACAAAACACCATCAGCAGCTGATGCTTGATAGGTGGTAGGACTGAAGATAAGCAGAAGTATTGCTATAACATAAGCCAAGATAAATCTCCGCGTTATATGTATAGCTTAAGTCAGATAACGACCAGTTGTGTACGCATATCAGCAATAGATTTCGATTGCTCGTTATAGTTACGCGCCTCCTTTTTAGCCATACGGAGGATATAGCGCAGTTGATTTACAGTCATATTCAGACACAATTGCAAAGGAACAACAATAAAAAAACCCCCGGATACGGGGGGAGTATTGTCAGTTAGAACGAGTGCCAGCCTTCACACCACAAGAGCGGTAAAAGGCAGCCATACGTTCAGCTTCTTTACGGTTAGGAAATTCTTGAGTACGAATTTCGTTTGTGTAAGGTGTACGATATTCAACGAGATACATATTAGAAATACAAAGAACAACTTAGAAAAAACCCCTCGATAGAGGGGCCATAGGTTCGTCACGGACTGGTAGCTCAGACAGCTACTGCAGTGCGCTCGAATTTAACGATAGAGTTGGCGTTTAACCGAATTCACCAGCGCAGTCGAAAGCCTTTCATCCCCGTTAAAGAAACGATAGATGATTGCCTCTTTTAAAGCAAGCAATTCATCTGTATATCTTCCATTAGAAGGAGTAGCGTCATTCCATTCATCAATGATGATGATAGCTCGACGTACTTTCTCTTCGTCTTTCATATAGGGAAGTATACAATCAATCATATGCATAGCTCTTTGATAGCTTACACCCCATACCCAAGCTTCCTTGTGATGAGGTTTGTAAGTCTTCTGCTTGCGTATAGAGCCACCAAAAAGAGAGCGGAGAAACTCAAGCATAGGTAAAGAGGTATTAGTGACTGAAATAGCAGGATGACGAGTAGTACCGCTTTTAGCAAGCAAGATACTGCCTTCGCCATCTATAATTCCAGCACAATATGCATAATCGATTTCGTTCATAAGATATAAGCAATGGAGATGTGGGTAATCGAAACCCAGTCCTAACGCCAGCGCCAGGTTTAAAGTCTCGGGAGGACTAGTACAATCATAAAATATTCAAGCATCTTTGGATTTAGACAGTTCCTTTCCCCAGTAAATGGCTTGTGTAGCAGCCATACCGGTTAAAGCAACAGGAAGCAAAGCAGGTACTAATAAAGCAGTACCGGCTCCAAAGAGTGCTGAGGTAATGAAACCACGAGCTAGATTATTATCAGACAGTACTTCTTTAGTATCTACATCAGAGAGTTTCATATCAAAAGATAGAAGAACACAAAAGAAAAAACCCCTCGATAGAGGGGGAAGAGTTTATAAACCAGAAGGATCTGCATCAAACTGGTTACCGACAATATTGCCAGCAGCACCTGCAATCAACGGTGCAGCAAGATAAGACAATAGACCGGTAGCTAACTTCCCACGTTGACCTAAGGAAGCACGCATACCAGCAGTATCCATAATCGCAAGTCCATTCTTAGAAGCTAACATCTCATCAACAAGAGTGGGAGCACTCGCTAATGTAGCCATAGCAAGTGAAGTATCCATATCATCATCACCAGCCTCAAGAGCTGCTGCAACTCCAGGCACAGTTACCATAGCGCCAAGGAGTGCATTCTTAAGTTTAGGATTAGCCCGTAGTGAAGCCACAAGATGACCAATGTCTGTCTTTTGTGAAGCCAGGTGACCCATCTCGTGAGCCAAATACACACGGTCAGCATTAGGGTTAATCTTGATACCAGGTTCTTGTAATGGTGAGCTAGAACTAGCTGCATCTTTACCGTGCTGTAAATCATAGTGAAGGTTAGCTAAAGCATTACCTTTGTCAGGTGGTTGAATATACTCAAGTCCATAAGCAGCACTAGTGCCAGGCCTTAATTCATCAACACGTTGATCAAATGCACGATCAAGTGCTTTCTCTGCTCGTTTAGCATTACGCATAATAGGTCTACGACGACCTAACTCTCTAGCGTTAAAGGCGCCGACACCTAAAGCAGATAAAGCAGCAAGTAAAGACACAGGTATTAGTCACAAGATAGTTCTATTGTAAAAGATAAATAATCCCCCAATGAAGGGGGGAAGGGAAGATCAGGCATTAGCAAAGTGCTTGTTGTATAGCTTGACACCCCTCTTAACAAGCTTGAAGCCAACATAGCCAGCTACACAAGCTTGTCCAACAGGAGTGCAGAGTACAGCAGCTGTAGCAATACCAGCAGCTGAGCCATAAATAGTCTTCTCCTCAATAGTGTCGCACTTGTCAGCAACAACTTTGGCTGCAAGTCCTCCACCAACAACAGGAGCAAGGAAGTCCAATGCAAACTCACCAGCAGAAGCTGCAGCATCAGCAGCTAGAGCCCAAGCAGATGCATCAGCGACATCTTCAGCGGATTCAAGGAGAGTTTGGACATCTTCTTCAGACTCGAAATCAGCGTCGTACTGTTCCTCAAAAGTGCTGTTAGCCTCTTGCCTAGAACGGTTAACAGAGGCATCCTCAAATCGTCCGTTATCAGCAGAGCCAGAGCCGCCATTCTTAACAGAAACGTCGTGAAACCAGTCCTTGTCAGTAACACCGAGTTCGGCGTCACCGTTCAAGTACTTCTCAACAAGCTCCGGCTTATCTTGTAGTTCAACAGGAATAGTATCTTCATAGAAGGCTTGAGCAGTACGCTCAGGGTCTTCATCAGCTAAATGACTAAAGTAGTCACGCTGCGATTGGGATAAGTTCTTCCAGTTATTGTCTGCTTGTTGATAGCCGTAGTGATCAAGACCAGCAGTAGTACCAGTAAAAATAGAAGTCACAGTAAGTTAGACAGATAACACACGAGAAAAAACCCCGCCGAAGCGGGGTGAGTGTGTCAGACAGCAACAGGCTCAGCAGCAGGTGCTACAGCAGGCTCTTCCTTATTGCCAAGGAAAGGCAGGTAAGAGCCAGTGGTCTGCTTGAGATGACCACCAGTGGCAAGTAAGCCAGTGGCAAGAGTGCCACCAATGACATAGCCAGGGGCTACAGCAGTAGCAATGAATGCAGCGCCACCAAAGGTAGCAACACCAGTGCCAACAGCAGCAATGGTGAGTGCATTCTGGTCAGTCAAAAAGTCAAGTGCTGCACCAGAGGAGGTGTCAACAGACTTGTGAATAGCAGCCATAGAAATATACAGAGTAAGTGAACAAGCCCATAAGGGCACAAGACGACAAAGCCCCCGTTAGGGGGCGAGAGGTCAGATGTCACACGACAGGGGAGTGCCACGCCAAGTCCAGGAGTACCAAGCGTCACCAATGCGTGTGTAGACAAAGTTCTCAGTCAGCCAACGGTCTGCTTCGAACGGTAGAGGATAGTACATATGAATATATAGAGAACAACAAAGGACAAAGCCCCCAATAGGGGGCGTATACAGCTGTTAGGAGACGTCTGCCCATTCAGTGATGACACCTTCAGTGTCAACAGTCTCAGGGACAGTAAATAGATCTACAGTAACAAGATCATCTGACTGATCGATCATACGTTCCAGGTATTCACGGTAGGCTTCGATGAATGCAGACATCTATAAATATACGAGGAACACTAAAGAATAAAGCCCGCGCTAGCGGGCAAGGAGTTTCCTCTTAAGAGCTTTCAAAGCAGCCTTACGGGCTCTCATAGCCTGTGGCTTACGCCTTGGCTTCTGTGCTTTCTTAGAGTGATGTTGATAATTAGGGACATTCATATCGATAAACGAGAAGAGACACAAGATCAATAAAAACCCACGATAGTGGGTAAACATAGATAGTTACAATTAATAAGTGTATTAGTTATAACTATGCCTAGATTTGCCAATCAACGGATTGCTAAGTTAGTTGATTATCTTAAAACGCCACACTCAGAGAGACGTATGGTAAATCAAGATGATCCATATTACTGGGGTCAATCAGGTAGAGCTTGGCGTCAAGAGCAAGATAATTTGCATAGAGAAATACAAACTGGATACCTGAGTCCAAACCACGCTAAAGCAATACTTCAGACTAAATTCGGTCTGTCTAGTAAAGAAGCCGGTATGTATGTAAAGTGGTCTTTAGATCCAGACACAAAATGGAGTAGACACGTTGGATTTGGTGTTCCGCAAGCAGAAACTTCGGAACATATTATGAATGAGATATTGAATTCATCAGGTATTAAGACTAAATTAAACAACCAAGATGATCCTACTGCAACTGATTTAGTTCGTATGGTAGACAACGTAAAGCAGTATATTGATGTTCAAAACAGAAATACACTGCCAAATATTATTACAGGTGAAGAGATGGGGACATTAATGCCAATCCTAAATACACCTGCAGGGTTAGCATCTGAAATTTACGATAAAGCATCACCTAATGACACATTTGGAGTTATTAAACAGGAAATTCAACGTAGGTCACCATACGCTCGTCCAGGAAAAATGTTCGAGAGTAGAGAGGTTGTTGGTCAAAAGTTTGGACGTCCAAGGATGAGAAACGGGGTAGATCAGCGTAAGCCATTTAAAGAATCACACGTTAAAGATGTAATCATTGGAGGATATAATGATCCACGTGAATTCGAGGCATACTCATTAAGAAAAGGTCACGGGCCATACGATCCCATGATTCCTTCACGAGTGATAGCTCAAGATCAAGAGAAACTTAGAAATAATCTAATGGGAATGACTAAAGCTGAGTATGAGAAATTAGGAGGAGCAGTCTTAAATGATGACTATAGGAAATCGATGGATTTGTATCTCCCCGTCAATATGATCGAGGAGATGTCAAAACCAGATACAGAATATATCGCCAAGGAGGTATTAGAAGCTTTGGATTGGGCTAAACGGAATAGTTAGCCTGAATATAATCCCAAAGAAACTGCTGCTTTTCAGTCAAGGCATCGCCATTGTCTAGCGACACACAGATGTCACCAAGGCAGTAGTTGACAAAATCTAATACACCATACTCTTTGTCAGGCCGACGATCGGCTTGGCGAGTAAGAAACTCCTTATAAAGAGTGTCGAAATCGTAAGTCATAGTAAGAAATAAACAATAACACCACACGAAAAACTCCCCGGTAGGGGGGAGTCTTAGGTTATCAGGCAACAGCCTGCTTCTTAAGGGTAGCCAGGCTACGGTTACGAGTGAGGGGAGTGAAACCCTTAGCGAGGAGGAAATCCTCGAAGTGAGTCATCTCATAGCCGCTACGGAAGACGTGTTGCTTACCGAAGCCATTCTTGGCAACGAAGCAGTCGTCGCTAAAGCGGATAAGACGCCAAGAGGCATTACCGCGAGTCAACACAACAGACTTCAAACCAGACATAATCATAATTGATAACAACACAAAAGAAAAACACCCGCGTTAGCGGGTGAAGGGGTATACAATTAAGGGATACGGGGGTAGACAGCCTTCCACAAACGAGAGGAAGCCTTACAAGTCTTATCGGTAATATAGTAAAAACCGCAGCCTATGCCATACACACAGCCGACAAAAGGAAATAGAATCCATCCACCAAGAAGGAGGATAGGAGAGGAAGTAAATAGAATTAGCAAGAGGGTTCCAGCCAATTCCTTCTTGCTTGTCTTAGGCTGAATAGAAGTAGTCATAAAGTTAATTGATAACACTAAAGAAATAAACCCACGATAGTGGGTGAAAGTAGGTCGCTTACCGGGAAGGAGAAGTAGGTCGCTTCTAGGTCGCTTAATGGTAGGGGGGGGGTAGTAGGTCGCTTACCGGGAAGGAGAAGTAGGTCGCTTACCAAGACATAAAAAAAAACCCCTGGGGAGGGGTTATGAGTCACTGATGCCAGCGTCGATGATAGTTATCCATAGTAACGAGATTAACGGCTAGAGACATACCTGCAGTTGGTAGAATTAAAGACGCTGCTATCATCTGATATAACACTAGCTTGCATAAATCATACTTCTGAGAGTCAGACATATTAAAGTTATAAACTACATCAATGGATAAAACCCGCGATAGCGGGTGATACGTCGCTTGCGAGTCAGTTAGTATGTCGCTTGTAGGTCGCTTAAAGGAAAGAAGAAGAGTAGGTCGCTTAGCAAGACACAGTAGTTTAAAACCCCCGTTAGGGGGTGGTAGTCAGTAGTTAATTAAATCAGTCGATGTCACACCAAGTAATGGATTCGGGATACCAACGACGTTGATAGTTGTCGTAAGACATACAGTTAATAGCGAGTGACATACCAGCAGTAGGGAATGCTAACGCTAAGCCAGCAATTTGCTTTCCAACTAACATAAGAGTGTCTGCTTGTTGCGGAGTCATAGATTCAATGTAATTTGACATAAAAGAAATAAACCCGCGTTAGCGGGTGAAGTAATTATCGGAAGTCGCAGTAACGATAGGGTGAGTCATAGTCAGTCACACGGATTATGTCAGAGTAGTTACGTAACTCATTAACCATTGATGCATACTCATTAGCATCATAAGTGTCATAGCCGTGGTTGTAATCACACTCACCTTCACGGATAATGTCGTAATCATTCATAGTAAAATTACAAATTACACAGTAATCGACACCACTCGATAGAGTGGGGGTAGGGGTGGTAGGAGCTGATACCCTCAGCGAGACACAGGGTTACTTAAGATACGCATAAGTCACGACAGGGGTGTGTAACTTCTGACGATAGGGGGAGGTAACCTGTGGTTACTGAAGTGAGCCCGAGTACGAAACACACGATACGAATTCGTATCACCACAAAAGATTAATACGAAAGATAATTATGTAGTGAAGAATTCGAGTGTGTTAACTCGGGTGAACAAAGAAACAAATGTGAAACTTGAGTGAAACGAAAGTTGAACAACGATTGTTATACACTTCAGCCGAACACAAAGGCTCACAAACAAACGCTTCACTTCAATTAACATCTGACTTCACAGTAGTTATTTTTTTTGTTTGAGCCCCAGTTCGGGTACAGAGGGTATTAAACGTGTCTAAAATTTTGTACCATTTTTTACCCTCTATAGGGGGTTTTTAGTACCCCAAAAGTCGCCACTTTGGGCAATAAGCAGGGCTCCAGTATGTAGTGTGATTATCTTATTGAGAATCAATAGCAATAGAGGCTGTGATACCCTAGTAAAAGCACCTACTCTCCCTGCTTGTATACGTTGGTTTTAGAGTCGAACGCAAAACTACGCTAACTACGGTAGTTTTCTATATACCCCTTTTTTAATTCACCCCTAGCCCCTACTAGTGAATTTTTTTAGAAAGGGTTAGATAAGAAGGTAGTTAGTGTAGCATCGTAGTTTTTGTAGAATAAATAGAACATCAACATTTAAAAAATAATGGGCAAGTTTACTCCGGGTTATATCACTGTCCCAGGTAAAGGTAGAAGGTATCGTGATGCTGATGGTAATTATTTCGGCATTGAGCCTGGATTTGGCATGCAGACTATGTTGGAATTTTTCGATCCAACTGTTAAAGGTCAACCAAGCTACGGTGCCTATCAAAACTCAACACCGAGCACATCGCGTCGTTATAATGATTCTGAAAGTAAAATTAAAGCGATTCAATCAAACGGTTCAGCACTGATCAACCGTTCTGGTGTCACTCCTGTAGATGGAAGTTTTCGTAAAGCTGTAGAGCAAGGTACTGACGGTAATCGCCCTTCAAGTGCTGGTAACGCTGGTTCCGGCAACGCTGGTTCCAGTAACGGTGGTTCCGGTAACGGTGGTTCCGGTAACGGTAAGGGGTCTGCACCAGCACCTTCAAGCAACGGTGGCAACACTGGACGTAACGACACTCGTGTAAATAACGGTGGAGTAGTTCAATCTGGCACCAACATGGGTCCAAAGCTTCCCACGTTAGATGAACTGAGTGCTTATGCAGGTGCACCAGTTGCTAACTTTGCTGGCCCATCGTTCCCCACACAGCCAGCAACCAACCGCATCACTGCTTCTTACCCCAACACCACAGGTGATGGTATGGAAACAGTGGACCTTGGCGGGGGCAATATCTACAAAGCTGACCGCAATGGTCGCATCATCGGTGCAGCAAACGGAAATGAGGGCGATAAGTTCGAAGGTTCCCAGCTGCCTACTACAAAAGGCAACCCATTTAGCGGAAATCCTGCCGATAGTCCGCAGTTTAGGTCCGATTTACCCGGAATTATTGGTCAATCCTACGACAGTTACCACACTAATAACGGATTAAACGCCGCATCCAACGTTTCAGGTAAAGGAACCCCCGCATTTAGCGGCAAAGAAGAGCAAATTAAGGGCGCATCTAGCCGTCCTAGCGGCTCATTAGCTGATTCTCTTAGCGATGGAAGCGATTTACGGTTCAATTCCGCCAATTACAAGCCATCTGAAGGCTTCAAGGTGTCTGATGGTGCATCATCCTCGGAAGAAATGCGTCGTCGGCGTGCATTCTTAGATGCACCGGACAGTATGAGCGGAATCAAGCGCGTTGAAGCTGGTCTTGGCTACCAAGTTCTTAATGGTAAAGCATATATGAACATCAATGGTGAGATCAAAGAGGGTGATGTAAGCGAAGTCCGTAAAATCAAGAATGCTGCACCAGGTCAAGCGCAAGGATTGAAGGATGCTTACGTTGAATCCATTATAGGCAAGACTAAAGAGAACAATACTTCCGAGAATCCTCCGTTAACTCCAGCAGCTGCCCAAAATCCCAGTGTTCAAAACAATGAACTCTCGCCATTTATACAATCACTGCCTGGCAACAAGAAATCAAACCTTCCAAACCAGGTAATGGGCATCGGAAGTATCTGATATCAGTTAATCACAAATTATCTACAATATATAGAGGTTTGTGATTAACAACAGTGGATTTATCGGATATCAATGTAGGCGCCGAGTTAGCTGCTGCTGGTCGTACTCTGGGAATGACACCAGATGAGACATATGACTTTGTAGTCAAGAAGATTCAGCAGCAGAATGCCCGTAATGCACGTCAAGGTCAACCTCCTATTGATGAGCGTGCTGGATTCAGGCAGTTCCTCGACACAATGGCACGAGTTCGTGGAATTGACGAAGTATATCCGGCTGATATTGACACATTAAACACAGTTGCCAATTCTGACCTCATTGATAACCGTGGAAATGAGATACAGAACTTCGGTGGCATCGATATTAATAACAAAAACCAAGCAAGAGGTGGAATAGAAGGTCGACGTGAACAAGAACGAGCTGAAGGTAAGAAAAATCCAAGCATCATTACTCGAACCTACTTCGATAGAGCAGGTAACAAGCAAACTGAGACTATGGAAATCCCTGATGGCATGCCAATGCCAGAAAGGTTCCGTGAAGCCGCAATGGCACGCGATTTTGGGCTCTATCGTGACGATGTCATGGCACCAGCCCAGCAAGTACTGCGTGGTGAGCTAGCAAGACTGCAACAAGGAGTAAATCAATACGGAGCCGATGCTTTTCCGGGTATTGCTAATGTAATTGGTCGCATTGAAGACGATTTAGCAGTTAATCGTGGAGCAGAGGCTTCTTTAGCTGCTGAATTAAACCGCAGAGACCAACAAAACGTTAATTTAGACGTTGTTGAAGCAAATGATTGGAAAGCAGATGCTGAAGCACAGAGAATTGCACGTGAACGCTTTGGTCTTTATGGTGGAGGCGCACAAGCTGATGAAAATCTTGGACGTATTGGCAATGTTGACAAAATTGGCCCTGCAAAGATTGGATATGACTTTGCAGTTAACTTTCCAGTACCTGGAAGGCAAGTTGAGCCTACCTCCCTGCCTATTGGCTTAGGTTCTGACCTTAATGCACCCGTAACAGACAATCGGTTGGCTGGTCCTCTCCAAAAACAAGAGCAATGGTTAGTTGACCACGCTCCTGGCTACAGAGAGGGTAAAGTTTTCGGTGATTACCCACAAGTTGCTATTGATGCGCAATTAGAAGGGGTTAGTGAAGCATTAGCCAAGCTTAAGATTGGTGGACAGGGTTTAGAGCCTTCAGAAGCGCGAGTTCGTAATTTAAACGACCTTCAAAACGCTGTAGACAAAGTTATTGGCCTTGGTGGCGGTAAATTCTTCGATATGGTCGACGGAAAGAACGTTATTAACGAAAATCCCGGAATTACGCAAGTATTGAACAAAGCTCGTTTCAACGAGAACCAACAAAACGAATTAGCCCGTGCTTTGTTTGCAATTGAAGCAGCAAACCGTAATCCAGCCAATCAAACAGCTAAACAAGGTTTTGCCGCCGGTGAAAACGTCAGAAGGCCCAACGCAGTAGGAGGTGCACAGCATCAACTGCTTGGTGGAGGTCAAGTCGGCGTTGGACGCATTGGTCGAGAGAAAATCAACGGTCGTGAAGTAAGAGCAGCACTGCAAGAGCTTGATGGACGTCAAGCAGGCCCACGGTTAAATCCACAAGAGCTTCGTGATGCTCGTATGCCTTATCAAGCCGCAGCAGCTGGAGAAAAGCCAGCTCGTGCCGCATTCATTAAAGGTGACGTACGAGATATGCCTAGAGCAGAGCGTGCTCGTCGATATGGAGCCAAAAACGCTGCAATCGCTAATCGAGTAGAAGACCGCTACCTTGCAGCAGAAAGAGCAAGGCGTGAAGGAGCTCCACCGGCAAATGACCGTGGCCGCATTACTCCACGTGAGCAATCTATTGGAAGAATTGTAGAAGGGCTGCAGTATGAGAGTGAGTTCCCACAATCAGCTACTTCAGCAGTTGTAAATCCACGTGAGTCTGTAAGAGCAATTGATCGAGCAGATGTTTGGAATAATGCTTCTGTACCACCTGCTCAAGCTAAACGAGAATTTACAGAGCCACGAATTTCTTATAACATCCCTGGTCAAAGATTTGGACAACAAGGTCCTCGTCCTGACTATGTAAAAGCTGGCAAAAAATTAAAGGGACCAGATACATCACCCAGTAACCGAACAATTAGTCGTGAAGCTGACTATAGACAGGCTGTACAAAACTATTCCAAGGTTCGTAGATTTGGTCGAAATTCAGCCATTGCTGGTGGAGCAGTTGCAGGTCTTGCAGGACTTGATGCTCTAATCGGTGGTGAGCGTGACAAGCGTCAACAAGAGGAGCAATTCTGATGAAATACTCTACAGAAGATTTACGGCAAGGAATGACACTAAGGCAACAAGCCTTAGAAACACCTAGTACTTTTGGAACTATCCACGGTGCTTCAGATACAACAGCTGGAGACAAACCACCTAAGAGCAGAATGGCTGGTCAAATGGGTGCTCGTATTATGGACCTAATGACAAATCCAGTCGAAGTACAACGTACACAGAATTGGATGAGCCAGTTTGGAATGTCCAATGAAGGTATGCAATTCAATCAAGCTAAAATGATGATGGCAGGTAATCAGCCTGCACAGCCGCAAGAGGAACAAAAGTAATGGCTTTACCAGCAATTATTGCAGGAGCAATCCCACTGCTTACTAAAGCAGGTGTGGCATTAAAAGGTTTAGCCGGAGCTGGTGCTGTAAAGCAATTAGTTATCCCAGGTTTAATGGCTGGCACTAAAGGTGCTGCTGCTAAAGGAATTTTAGGAAACCTTGGAACTCGAATGGCAGGCAGTAAGTTTTTAGCTAATGCTGCAACAATGATGCCTAAAACTAAAACTGAGTTGGCAATGCGTGTTGCACCTGACGCAATCTTTGGTGTAATGGCTGGTGCTATGACACCAGGAGATTTAGGAGATAAACTCATTGCAGGCACTACAGCAACTGCAGGTGGTGCGCTTGGAGGCCTTGCTGGTCGCGGTGCTATTGGAGGCATTAATCCTAAGTTAATGAATAATCCAATCATGGATATCTCTACTGAAATGATTGGTGGTATGACTGGAGACATTGCAGCTCAGGGTGTTGCCGATGGAATTCTGCGTGCTAAAGGCGGTGGCATGACGCCATACGAAAAAATGGCAGCAGAGCAGCAGCAGCAATTGGAGCAAGATATTCTTCGTAGGTATCTCAGCGGTAAAGGAGGATATCCTTCTCAAGACAATTTTCTAGCTGCTAATGGTTTAGGCTGATGAGACAACAAGATTTAGACGATGCACAGATAGCATCTATACAAGAAAAGCTTTACAATAGCGACATTGACGAAAAAGATGAGTATGGATACTACAAAGATGCAGGTCGTCAAATATATGAATGGGATAAAAAACCTGTTGATATAGCCTTCAGTCCTGAATTACAACGTCAATTGTTGGGAGATGAATTTGATACATTAAAACCTTCCAGAGGATTTATTGATGCATTTAAAAAAGAGTATGGATTAGGACGAGAGCATTTTGCTGAAGCTAGACGAAGAGCACGATGGGCTCAAGGAAAATCTGAGAATGCTCCAAGATGGGACGAGATGACGGAAAGTTATCCGTTAAATATTCGATTACAAGAACTAAGAGGAAAAGCCCCGAAAACACTTAATGACACTTTAAACCACATGGGAATGGGTTTAGAACCTGCTGGTAATGGTAGGAGAGCAGGTCAGTTATTAGCCACACTAGCAAATGATCTTACTCAAGACACATCAAGGGGTTTTTATTGGCTTTTAAATGCTCTACAGGCTACAGGTGCGGTAATCACAGAAACTACATTAGGAAATTCAAATCCGGATTTATTTAAATTAAAACCAGTAACTTATAAAGATCCAGAAACTGGTATTGATACAGTACTCAATATTCAGAATGACGAAGACAGAGTACTCGCAATCAAATTAGGATTTCTAGACACTCACAAAAATACTCGAAGAGGAATCAGAATTAAACCATCTGTAGAAGAGGGAGGGATACCAACAAATGCAGGTAATTCAAAAAACAAGTATCTTATGAGGCCTAGGTTTAATCCTGGCGATTTGAATTCATTACTTATTCCTACCGGTGCAGCAATTAATACTGGCTTAGGATTAATGTCTCCGTTTGGAGGAATTGAGGGATACGAAGCTGCAGTACCTGATCCAAATGATAAAACAAAGACGTCAAACGCAATTGCAGAAGTAGCTGCTAAGTACTTCTTAGGAAGAACAGGTAATCTACTTCCATACGATGAGTTTGTAAAAGTAAGGCCAGATGTAAGCCCTGCTGAATACCGTGCCTATAAAGCTTTTAAATATGACAAAGAGCTTGATCTCAATCCGTTTGATGGGGATTTTACATTACCTACAGGTGTAGTAAAAGGTACAACGGAAGGGATTCACGGTCCTGAAATTCAATTCTTAGGAAGAGGCTTACCTTTAACAACTGGTATTATCCCTTTTGGAAGCGCACTTGTTGGTACAAAAATGGGTGTTAAACGTAATCGTCCAATTCGAGGTGGACTTATTGGAGGTATGGCAGGCCTTGCAGTTGGTCAAGGCGCAGGTAATTTGATTGAAGGTGAACGCCGTCGCCGTAATAAAGCAGAAAACGAAAGCTACGGTGAACTTTGATAAAATATCAAAAGACTAAGGGTTTTACAAATGCGTTTTGCAGGTAGTGCGGTAGATTTTACACCTCAATCTTTATCAGCCGCTGGGTCAAGCAGTAACTACTCTAGCGCTGCAGGTAACGTTGATTTAAACGAAGGGTTTGGAGCAATGCGCTCTAAAGCTCCAAGGTACGACCAGATTGCTGGTACAGCTATGCAGACTGAATCTGCAGAAAAACAAGCAGCAATGAAAGCTGAAGCAGACGTAATGTCCAATAGTATCGCTGCATTTGGCCAAACCAAAGGAGCAGCACTGCAAGCTGAAGCAGCTATGTATGCAGCTGACAAACAAGCTGAAGCTGCAAAGAGCTCTGGAATGATGGGAGCAATTGGCTCTATCGGCTCTGCTTTGATTGGTTTAAGTGATAAGACCACAAAAGACGAAATCACTCCAATTGAGACTGCACTAGAGAAGCTGCGTGAACTCAAGCCTGTCACTTTCTACTACAAGCCAGAGTATGGTGACCCAACACGTATGCATCACGGGTTTGTAGCACAGGAGTTTCAGAAAGTACTTCCTGCTGCCACTTACCAAGATGACAAGACTGGCAAGCTTTGCATCGACCCGATGGACGTCATCGGACTGCTTGTACGTGGTAATCAAGAACTTCAAGCACGTGTTAGCCGCCTTGAAGCAAAAGCAGCTTTAGCAGCTGTATAAAATAGTAAAAGGATTAGAGAGTTTAACCGTGAATCTTGATTTACTTGGAAATTGGCGTGGTGGTGCAGTAAATGATGCTGCACAAGAAGCAATCCGTAACCACGGTACTCAGGCTCTTAATCATATTAATATTGGTCCACTTGAAACATTATGGGGAGCTAATCCTGATTTAGTTAAAAGTAGGATTAAGTCTCTTCAGCAACAAGCTATTAATGATAATCCTCAGTTACAAGCATTAGGTATTCAGGCAGGTTTACCGATCTTTGAACAAAGCGGAGGTATGGCCAATTATGGCGAAACTGCCGCTGGATTCCAAACTCGTGCAAAACAAGCTATTGATACAAAAACTGAAAACGACAGACAGCGGTTGAGGAAAGAAGGTATTGAAGCTGAAGGTCGGCAGCAAGGCTACCGAATGGAAGAAGTCAATGCAGGCATCAGAGCTCAAGGAGATCGGCTTGCAGCTCAACTTGAGTCTCAAAGTAATCAATTTAATCACACGAGTCGAGAGAACCACGCTAACCGTCAGTTTGAAAGGTCTGAGAACAGCTTAAATCGTACTCATGAACGTGAACTTAGCTCTAGCAAAGATGACTTGCAAATGCAGCTTGCATTAATGCAGAGTGACTTAGCTGAAAAGCGTATGGCTTACGACAGAGAAACTCAGCGTATGGATCGACGTGACCGCATAATTGCCCAGCTGATGCAAGGTATTGGTCAACTGGGTGGTGCGTTTAGTCTCTAATCAACCGCCTTGGTAAATTCTCCAAGCTTCATCAAGGCTCAAACCACCTTGACCGTAATAAGAAGTACCTGTAGCTAAGGTAGGCATACTTGCCCATTCAGGTGCAATTTTATCAAGAGCTTGCCCAAGTTCGGCTTTTGTGTTGTACACAGCATCAGGATTAATACCACGTTTCTGTGCTAAGTAACGTCCAGCTTTTTCTTGACTTTGAGGACTAAAGTCTGTAAGACCTAAAGCATTTTTAGCTCCATCCCACGTAGTAGACAAGAATTGATATGCACCTGCTGCATCTGAAGCCAGTCGTCCACTTCTATTAATTTGTCGTGGGTGACGAGACGTATCGCTAAACCGAGCACCAGTAAACATTGTGGTGTACCCAGCGTCACCAACTGTACCTTCTCCTGTCTTAATCACACGAGCAAGACGACCCCAGCCAGTTTGACCATCAACTTGGGAAGCAGTATTTGAACCACTTCCCGAATTTACTTTCCCAGCAGACTGGTTACCTCCGTTGCTCCCGCTGGAATTATAAGGAGTGTACCTAGTGCCATCCCCAAGCTCAGCACGTTCTTGATCCTGCCTGTCTTTAATGCCCTGGTGCTGTGTACGCCAAGATTCGTAAATTTCGCGAGAGGTGTCCTTAGGACGTTCACGGCCTTTTGTGTTATCTCTGGAAGCCAGGAAACCTGCGGCGGCAATTCTTCCAAGACCGGCAATCGCTCCAGCCTTCCTAAGTTTAACTTTTTGATCAACTGCATTCTTAACTAGTTTTCCTTTATAACTTTGTCGCGTTACATCAGCGTAAGCATTTACAGCAGAATTCGTAACCTTCGCAGATGCTTGCATAGATGCAATATTTTGCTCAGCTTGAGTAACCATCGCAGTCTCGGCTAACTTTTGATAGTTAGGACCTGACTCACGAGCAATCTTGAAAGACTTGTTTAAAGAATCTGCAGCTTGCTTACCAGCAGCGGCATAGTCACCTGTATTGCTTGATTGTAATGAAGCAAAGCGCATATGCCTAAAACGTAATCACCTTACTATTGTAAGACAAAGAAATAGATAGAATAGAACCATATTAGATACAAACAGCAGCAAATGAGTATCGATAAAGGTATGTTCAACTTCCAGGGCGTGATGGATACGTTCTATGGATATCAGCCAAAGGATGGCGACTCTGAAGGTAGAGCTATGAAGAATAGCTTTATGAGCAATATGATTCAGTCAGGTTTTGATGCAAGCCTGGCTAAAGATATGGCTTATACCCAGTCAGGACTGTCCAAAGGTCAGATGACTCATGCTGCTGACCTTGAGCTGCGTAATAAGACTGCTTTGATGAATGATGAATTCAACAAAGGAATGATGTCAATGGGCGGTCAGTTTGAATTCCAGAACCGCTTTGCAGAAGACCAGAACGTACGGGACATCACCAAGGACACAACAAACACCGCTACTCAATATGAGTTCGGTAACCAGATGGCAGAGAACCAAAACGTTCGTGACATCACCAAAAACTCTTATGACAAGGCTGCACAGTTTGACTTTGCCGATAAGTTAGCGGATAACCAGAATATCCGTGATATGGCCAAGATGGGATTCCAAGGAGATGACTATCGTAAAACCGTTGCTGCTCAAGGTTCTCAAAATCGCCTAGATATGGTCACTAAAGGTGAGCAAGAGCGATATGGAATGATGCAACAAGGCGAAGAGACTCGCTTAAACACAATGCAAGCAGGTGATGAAACCCGTAGGACAGATACTAACAGAGCTGAAGAGGGTCGTATAACAGAGCGTGAACGTGAAAACCGTCAATCCGCACGTAGCCGGACAATGGCAAGGAGCTTCTAATGCCTACCAAAGAAGCTACTCAAGGTAAGGTCTACCTCAACTACGTAGACCAATGGTTGGACACTCTACCAGCTGCTGAGAGTGAAGACTTCAGAGAATTTGCTGAGGTCACTCCTTCTATTATTGAGATTTGGGTATATGCCGGTATCCTTCAATACCCAGGCTCATTCAACGATTTAGCTCGTTGGGTCAAAATGAAGTATAAGAAGCTGAACCGACGTGAAATACTTAATAGTGAAATTGCTGCTCTGCACGCCGATATTCAGGAGCTTAGAATGGCAATTACCTCAGGTGAGGTCAAAGCGGACAATGGTTGTCAACGTCTTGCGGCATTGGAAAAAGAACTGCGTAGTCATATTGAAACGTCTGACAAAATGAACCGCACGACTGATAAACGTGGATTAGTCCTTGCTGGTGCTGATCGTGTGATGCGTGAACTCACTGCCATCTTCAAAGATGACCCACAGTTTGCAGAACCAATCGACAATGCAATCAATGCAGTGTGGGCAAAGATTTACAGCGAGTTGAGTAACGCATAATGTACGGAGCACCTGTCACAGCATCTTTAGAAATTCCTCAGGAACTCCCTAGTTATTTCTCTCAGGTACCAGCTCCACTGCCTGTGATGCAAGATGCAACAGTAGGAACACTACGGCTGGAAGGGACGCTGCTTAGGAACCTGCCACCTATGCCATCAGGTGTACTCAACGATTTGTCATTTACAAACAGTCGTCAAGTTGAAGCAGCACAACTGATGAATGATCTAAGAGCAGTACATCAAATCACTAGGATGCAAGAAAGAAGAAGTAAAGCAATAGCAAAAGCACGTAATCGTCAAGCACAGAGAGCATCAGAACGTCGTTAGACTGAGACAAAAGGTCTAACTTATGGCAATACCTAGTGCATCATTAGCTTATAGAAGGTCAGCATTAATGACCGCAACGAAGGTAACGACCAAACCACCTTCAGAAGAAGTACTACGTGCACGAGATGACTTCAAAGACTTCTGTGTCTTTATGGGTAAAGCACCTGCAAAGCATATGTTGGAGTGGCACGCTCAGCTGTGTACAGGAGAAGACAGCGAATGTTTAATGGGAATTGGTGGACCTAACACAGCTATCCTTGCACCACGTGGTTCTGCAAAAAGCACAGTCCTAGGCTTATTTGCTGCTTGGATGATTGGCAGACATGCAGCTGCAAAGAAGATGCTGCGTATCTTGTACATCGCATATATGGTTGACATTAGCCGTGCAAAGTCAGCAACAATCAAAGGCATCTTAACCAGCAGTAAATACCGTGAAGTCTTTCCAATGGTAAGACTATCAAAAATTAAACGGAGTGATGAATATTGGAGTATTGATTATGACTTTGCGGGAATCGATACAGCAGGTGAGGAAGCATTTACTATTGCCTGTGGTGGTCTTAAAGGAGCCATCACCTCTAAACGATCACAGCTGGTTCTTATCGATGACCCTATCAAATCAGCTGCGTCAATCAATAATCCGGATATTCGCCGTGAGATGGAACAGACGTGGAGTAACGTTATTGCGCCCACTATGTTCCAAGGTGCACGAGCCATTTGTCTGGGTACCCGTTTTCACTTTGACGATATCCACGCCACACTATTTGTTCCCAAAAACAACTGGAAACAAATTATCCAGAAAGCAGTCATAACAGACCCTGACGGTAAACAACGTTCATATTGGCCAGAGTTCTGGTCAATGAAATATCTCAATGAACGTAAGAATGAAGACCGTGTTGCTTTTGCTTATCAGTATCTCAATACAGCTGTTCGCAGTGAAGATGCAGGAATCTCTCCAGAGCTTATCTGTAAAGGTATTGTGCCAGAAGACTACGACTGCTTAGGTGTAGGAATTGACCTTAGTGCCGGTATAGGTGAGAAGAATGACTGGACAGTTATGACACTCGGTGGCATCAAAGATGGCAAAATCTATTTGATTGACCAACGACGTGCACGGACAATGGGCAATCTTGAGAAGATGGACACCCTCTGTGAAATGTTGGCAGATTGGAACATCCTTGTAGAAAACGATGATGGTCAATACTTCCCAACAATGTCACCATGTGTGATATGGCCAGAAGCTGTTGCCTATCAAACATCATTTGAAGGTGATTTTAAACGTGTAATGTTTGAACAACGAGCGCTCTACAACTTACACTGCTCACCAGTTAAAGGCTTCAAGGGTGACAAACTTGCAAGGCTTAGAGGTGTGATGGGTCTATATGAACACAAGAGAGTTATCTGGAATAAATGGAGAGTATGGAATGTCTTAGAAGAAGAGCTCTTGAACTTCGGACATACGCAACATGATGATGCAGTCGATTCTATGGTGCTTACTATGGGAGGCTTGTTAAGAAGAGGAAATCTACAATTAGACTACAATGAGAATAGTTTCGCATTATAGAAATAGCGATGAGTCAGCAGCGGATGGCAGGAAGCCAAGAATTTCAGCAAGGTGTGAAAAAAGCTTCTCAGCCTATGGGTGGACGTGAGCATATTAATTCAAGTCCCAAGCTGTTTGGCAGTACAGGCTTAAAAGGCGGCGATGCATGGAATACTCAAATGCAACGAGAGAGTCAGGCACAAGATAGCTCTGCAGCAACTGGTTCCTACGGTGCAGCGAACCTTGCTAATTACATTAATGTAAGTAAGACCGCTACTCAAGGTAATCAAGATTTTTCAATTAATACTGGCAATAAATATGTGAACAACGCACGTTCGCAAAGTAAGACTAACAAGAAAGATAACGAAGGCTTTGCAATGAACACGACAAAACAGTTCGTGAATTATGCAGACCAGATGCGTGATTCTAATAGTGCAAAAGCTAAGCAGTTTGCACAATCAACAACGCAAAGCTATATGGATATGAATAAGGCCAACCAGAGTACAAACGTTGCTGCCCTTGATAAACATATCCGTAGTCAACCTATTGTCGATAATGCATACGGCAAGATGCAAGGTCTAAACACTTACGGTGATATGTACCGGTATGGACGTGAAGAGCTGCCTGCATTTAAGAAGCCTGAACCACAGAAGGGAGTTGAGAAGCCCAATTTCCAAGATATGTATGACAAGTCTCGTGATGACATCAACAATATTAATATCTAAAAGTCGATTACACTAATTAAAGGTAAGAAGGCTAGGAATGACAAACTCTATACAATCAGAATTTAAACAAATCCTCACTGCAGCAAAAGAACGAAGAGGGGATTTATCTGTTGACAGCATGATTGTGTCTTCGCATTTAGCGCAGATGCGTATGTTTATGCTGCGTCGTGGTATTGAGTTTTATGCAGAACAAGATAGCTTTGGTAAACGTCGTCAGTTTATTGCTGATGTCTGTGAGCATAATATGCTCGACATGAAGCTTGATAGCATTATTGATTACTTCTTATGTGATGGTCAAGGTCTTTTCTACTTCAGACCGTCAGGTGAAGACTACCAGCTATTATTCTTCCCAAAAGATAGCTACCGTGCTTATCGCAATCAAAAGAATGAAATTGACAGCATCGTACTTGTCTACAGTTTTGCTGTAAAACAAAATAAAGGTTTAGATGCCTACGCTGAGACTAACCAGCGTGGCGGTAAAAAGAAATACATCCGATTGAAGGTCTATAAAGACCGTATTGAACAAACAATCTCCAACGAGAAGATTGAGTTTGACGACACTCCAGGAGTAATGCCAGGACATATGCCTGGTATGACAGAAACACTTACTAACAGCTTAGGTTTTATTCCAGCTGTCGAAGTGTTTAATCATATGGATTGCACAGGTGAAGCTACTGGTAATGGTGAGTTTGACTGGTTAGCACACCAGATTTTGTATCACGATGAGCTGACCCGCAACATCCGTAAAAACCTCAAGTTCTTTGGTAACCCCACTCTGGTATCAAGCCGTCCTCGTCACGACCTGATTGAAAGCGGTGATGAGAACACCTTCCGCCCAACCATCAGTTCACAAGCTGGATTTGCACCAATGACTGGTGGGTCTATGCATAGTACCCGCGTCAGTCAACCATTTGGTAAGAGTTCAATTGACGGACAGATTAAAGTTCCGCGTGTGATTGCAAACCTTGAGCCTACAGACCGTGTGTCTTATATGACACCTGACAGTGTCTCTGGTGACCAGAACTTATACGTCAAAAACTATAGATCCGAAATTCGTTTAGCACTCGGCGGTGTTGATGACCTTGACATTAACCTTGCCAGCACTGCTTATGAAATCAAAACACTTTACGGTCGTGTAGCTGCAACAGCAGAGAAAAAAGCCAAAGCACTGTTTAACTACGGTCTATGTCGTCTTTTCTCAATGATGATTATGCATGAAGAAGAGCTGTTCCGTAAATCGTTTGCAGTAGCTATTGGATTGCAAGAACCAGTTATGCCTCTACCTGAGGAATATGCAAATGACCCTGAAGCATTTCAGAAAGAATATGAGAAATATCAGAAGAAACATCAGAAGTTTATTAAAGAAAGAGAAGATAGTATCCGTGCTACACTTGAGTCAGGCAATATGCCTATTGGAGTTGTTGGATTGATTCCTGACGGTAGCTCAAAAGTTAGCTGGCGTTGGATGGGTCAAGTCTTCGAAGACAGTCCCGACGACGTGCTACAACACAGCATCGTTGTTCGTAACCTTCAAGAATTAGGTGTTGATTCAATTGAAGCACTTAAGTACTTGTTCCCAGACAAAACGGAAGAAGAGAGGGCAGCAATGCTTTCTGGCTATCCGTTCAGAATGGTTCAACAAACACAACAGTCTTTAAACCAGTTCATTGGATTACTCGGCAACCTCTATCAGTTGCCACATCCACAGACGCCAGATATGCCATTAGCGTCTGATCCGAATCTTGATATCACAGGATTCTTATATAGATCACTCGAATTTTTACGTAAGGAGTTAAGTTACAGTGGAAGTTACAAGCCAGACAGCGACGGCCCCAGTGTCAGCGCCCTCAGCGATGCCGACGAGCGTCGCGCAGCCCTCGGCCTCCCCGTCCGCGATGAGCCAACCGTCGACCTCCCAGGCTTATCAGGCGGCCCCGGTAGCACAACCCCAGGTACCAACTTACCAACCGGCAGCGGCCCAGCAGGCTTCGGCACCTCAGGGGAATCCGTGGCAGGAAGCGTTCCAGGCGCTCTCCGCAAGTTTGAATACAAGCAGCCCCTCCCCAGCCCAGGTTCAACAATCGGCGTACCAGACACCAACGCCACAGGCGCTTCAACAAGCAAGCTGGGCTTCAGCCCCTCAGCAGCAATGGGCTCCTACGGCGCAGCCGACTTACAGTCCCCAAGCTTCAACCCAAGCCTACTCAACCGCCCAGGCTCCAATGCAAGGGCAGGCTCAAGAAGCAGTCAGCGACGCGTATCTAAGTCAAATCAGCGATCAAAGTCTTGAGGTTCTTGAGCACTTCGGTGCTGAAGCTCCCGCTCTCCTTAACCAGTACGCCTGTGCTGTAGAGGACGCCCTGATTGAGCAAGTCCAGCGTGTGCAGTCTCAGTCCCTGATGCTTGAAGCAGCTGGTGAAGAGCGTGCAGCAATGAACCTGATGCTCACTGACCCCGACGTGCTTGCTGATTACGTCAACGACTTCTACGGTCCTGAAGGTCCCTACCCGACTGAAACTCTTCAAGAGCAGTACGAGCGTGAGCAATATGAAGCCCGTGCTCAGTTCGAGCAAGAGATTGCAATGCAAGAGCAAGGCGGAGTTCCTCAGAACTTCCAGCGTCCTGAAATGGAAATGCCTACTCCCGGTCGTCAAGTGAACCAAGCCAACGATTTCTGGGGTGGCTTCTCCCAGCTGATGGATAGCAATCCTGAGAATGCTTGGAAGTTCCTGGCTCAGGCACCTCAAGGTGCTCTGCAGACCAAGATGCTTGTCCAAGAAGGCTGATAACTGCAAGGGGATACTTATTAAAGGAAACAGGGCTTACGTTTAATAAGCCTAATTCTTATTAAAAGATATCCCCTTACAATAGTTATATAGAAAGGTATTAAACAATGCATAGTTTTTATTCGATTGCTGAGGAAACACTTCCTAAGAGTTCTTTGATGCGTAGTGCTGGTGGCATGAATAGCCCAGTGCGTCCTGGTCCAAACCTGTATGACTCTGGTGCTGCTTCTAAGCCTCAGCTGAACACTCAGCCTTTCAATAACGAACGGTTGGCACAGCAAACGATGATGCAAAACGGACTATCTGCAGCACCTCAAGCTGGTGTAGCTGCAGCTGGTGCTGTCCGCTCTCAAGTTTCTGCTGCATCTGACCAAGAAGTTAAAGCACAACAGTTTGCAGCCACTCGTGCATCTGAAGCACTGTATGCAAACCAGTCTGGTTCTGCTTTAATGCGTCTCAATGCAGTGATGCAAAGTCCTGACCGCGATAAGTTCCTCAATGACATCGCTATTGGCAAAGCAATGGCTCAAGGACTTAACCCAGACCTCGGACAAGAAGTAGCAACTGCAAGACGTTATGGTTGATAGATTTACTACAATCGTAGTAGTCTAAGTAACTAATACCGTGCGTTTAGCTGGCGAATCTCCAAAACAAGACCCTGAAGTATTTCAGACTATTTGGAAGCATCTGAAGACTGATGGCGTGCCTGACCAGGCAGCTAATCAGATGACAGCTGAGATGCTGACGCACGGTGAAGACTTTGAAAGTAGCGTAGAGAAATATCAGCAGTACGAAGATAACTATAAGAGCAAAGGATTCAATGAGCATGCTGCACAAGCTATGGCAGTAGAAGCATTAGAAGGCAGACAAGAAGCTCCAAAAGAATCACTTAGGTTTGCAAGAATGCGCGGTTAAGTGTTGACAACTGCTAGAATATTGGGCTACAGTTAATGTATACCCAAAAGAGATTATATGTCGCAACCAAAGATTTCAGGTGACTCAGTTCGTGCTTATCTACGTGATATCGGACGCATTCCACTTCTAGAGCACGATGAAGAGATTCTCTTGGGTCGTCAAGTTCAGCGGTTAATGGAAATCAAAGAACAGAAAGAATCCCTTAACCTTGATAATGAAGGGTTAGCTGCCGCTAGTGATATCACATTAAAACAACTTAAGCGGGAGATTCGTGAAGGTGAGAAAGCCAAAGACAAGATGGTCACGGCAAACTTACGGCTCGTCGTTTCTGTGGCGAAGAAATACACTAAACGAAATATGGAACTCCTCGACATTATTCAAGAGGGGACCATTGGCCTCGTTCGCGGTGTGGAAAAATTTGATCCGGGTCGTGGTTATAAGTTTAGTACTTACGCTTATTGGTGGATTCGTCAAGGGATCACTCGCGCAATCGCTGAAAAATCGAGGGCGATTAGGTTACCAATTCACGTTACAGAAAACCTCAACCGCCTTAAGAAAGCCCAGCGTGAACTGAGTCAGATGAATGGTTATATGCCAAGCATCCATCAACTCTCAGATTACCTTGAACTGTCAGTAGATGACATCAAAGATTTAATGTGTAAAGCACGTCAGCCTACATCTCTAGAAATCAAGATTGGAGAAAATCGTGACACAGCGCTGATTGATCTTTTAGAAGATGAGACACAGCTTCCAGAGATGCTGCTTGAAAAAGCTTTGATCAAGGAAGATATGCACAGTATGATTCGAGATTTACCTGACCTGCAAGCAGCAGTAATCAGTATGCGGTATGGCATTGGTGATGAGCTGTTTGAAGCTATGTCAATGACAGCCATTGGCCAAGTATTAAATATGAGCCGTGACAGAGTGCGTACTCTGGAGCATAAAGCAATTAAAACTTTAAAAGAGCGTGGTGATTTAGTGAGTGAATATCTTTAATACAATAGAGTTAAAGAATGCTCTGTTCAAATGGACGTTACAGATCAGATACTCCAACACACTCGTATCTATGGAGCAAGTGACAATACAGCACCTCAGAACCTATCAGCTTCAAAGTCGCTGAATTTTGCAAACGGTGCGTCAATTCAACGTGCTGAAGATCAACGTGTGACAGTTATTCCTTATACGTTGAAGTACAAAGGTACGACTGGTTTGTTTGGTGCAGAGAACTATTTTGTCAAAGTGCATGCAGATGTACCTCTTGATTTCACACTCAAGTGTTTTGAAGAACCTAATTGGGAATGCGCAAGGATAAGTACAGAAGAGCTTGATCCATCGAGCTTATATCAGCAAGCAGTTATCGATTTAACAAAAGATTTAGAAATCGTCAACACGTACGAACCTGCACAAATCACATTTAAGAAGAGAGCTGCTACTGATTCATTCATTAGTGTCGATCTTAATAACCTTAAAACAGGTAACACGTATATTGATAGCTGGTTAGATGTCAGGCTCTATACATCAGAGCGTGAAGAACACCCGTACGACAAAATGTACGTACGATTATATGACTTCTTTTATATTGGCTTCCACGCTCGAAACACTCGCCGTTTGGATTACAACGTAGAAGCACTGATTGGCAATGAACTAGTTTCAGCGAGTGCTGTAGAAGACACCCGCTTTATTGCTAGAAAGATTAATCAATAACCACCGCTACCACCTTACAGTGTTATGTTGCGATAGTTACGGATAAAGTATCGGATTGACCTGTGCCATCAAAGTCTGCATTAGTTGAGCTAACTGAACAAGTCACACTACCTGCACCAGCTGCACCCCAGGTAATTGTTGCAGAAGCCGTAGTACCGCCGGAAGTGACAGTACCACCAGTTGCACTCCAGCTGTAGGTGTAAGGAGTAGCGTCACCAGTTACTGCCACTGTATAGACAGATGCCGTGTTCTCTACGGGTGTGTTATCACCGCTGACAGTTGCTGAATCAACTGTTGTAGCAGGCGTGCCACCGCCACCCGGGTTAGCTGCACCATCGGCAGGCGTAACGGTCATGACTTTGCCACCAGAGATGCGAGGCATCACGTAGTGCTCAACAAGCTCCCAGCTGTCGTTATATAGAGCTGCTCGTGCCAACTCATTAATCTGGTAAAAATTAAAGCCAAAGTTACCATCGTGGTCAATACGAACATTGACACTAGGGCTAGCAAGCAACGCAAGATATCCAGAACCACCAGCACCAGTCACTTTAAAGACTGTGCAGTCCTCATAGACAGCACCGTTACCTTGGACCCACCAACGTTTGATCTGCCAAGTATTGCCACCACGCGGGTAGTCAAGACGCACCATCTCGTCGCCAGTGTGCTTAGTAACCTGACGAATGCCAGTTAAAACAAGACTATCTGCCATTTTTTTAGTTAGGACTTTCTTCTATTTTAGTCCATTTAAGATTGGCAACTGAGTTATTAGTTTTACATCCATCAATGTGAGTTACACGAGTGCATCCTTTCGCTCTGCCTGGCATCGATTTTGGTTGAGGAAGAAAAGCTAAAGCCACTAGTTTATGAATAGTCACAGTAATTGTGCTTTTTCGTCCGATACGTTGGGTCAGATTAACCTGTGCATATCCGTTCTTATTAATGCGTTGCTTAAGAATACGTTCGATCTGCCCTTTAGTACTTTTAATCTGTCCTTTTTCATTAACGTAGTACTCAATGCAGGATTCAAAGCCAGGTAATGTATGAACTGGCGTCCATTCTCGATCATCAATAAATTCCATTTACCTCAATATATTTGGGTACTACTGATATAGTATAGCCAATGTCAGTAATATCTATATATGTGGCTAAGTCGAAGCCGCTTATAAACCTTTTAGCTTACGGAGTTACGATCCTATGTGGATTGATAATGATTTTCCGAAGCTTCTTGGTGCAGAGCTTTATCGTCCCCACCCCGCCTACATCATTGAGATGGCTGTAGAGCCGGTGGTTGTGCACGATTTCTCCAAGCAGCCTGGTCAGACGGTCCAACTGGATCGCTACCGCTTCTGGGGTAAGCCTGGTACCAAGGAGTCCCGTGAGCGGACCGCTGATCAAACTCTTGGATCTGCTTCCGCACGCAACATCGTCAAGGACAAGGTGCTCGTGACTCTGCGTGAGTACACTGGCCCCGCTGATTCCCGCGACGCAACTCAACCTTCTACCTTCAAGGTGGCTCGTGAGACCCTGATTACCGCCCAGCGTCTGCTGCTGGACACCGGTAACCTGAACGTCTTCCACCAGTCCATCGGTTCACTCACCCTGCTTGACGACTATCGTCGCTGGCGTGATCGCGTGTTTGCTAACGAGCTTCTGAAAGCTGAAGCCTGTGGCCGCGCAAGTAACGAGCAAGGTGGTTACTACCTGCCCGGCGGCAAAGAAAAAGGTTCCGAACCCACTGCTGGTGACTTGGGTGTCAAATACGAAGCTGGCGAATCCGGCAAGTTCGACGTCAAGACCGACCTGCTGGAAGTGGTCAAGGACATGCGTAAGCGCAACGTTCCGACCTTCGCTGACGGTTACTACCGCTGTATTTGTGATCCCACTGCAATGATGCACCTGCGTCAGAACAGTGACTTCCGCGAGATCGCACGTTATCCCGGACAGGGTCTCATCGATCCGATGAACCCCATCACTGGTCCTTCTGCCAACTTCTTCCAAGGCATGGGTCCTGCTTACGGTCAAGCTGGCTTTGTTGCTGGTCAACCCGTTATGCCGACTGGCTTCCTGTTTGAGGGTGTCCGTTGGTTCGAGTCCACCAACCTGCCTGAAACCTCTTACAACCTGACTATTACCGATGCGACTGCCGCCGCTGCTGATTACGGCGCTGCTCAGTTGATCTTCTTCGGTCCTCAGGCTGTGGGCGTGGGTATTGGTGGTAACAATGCTCAGATTCTGTTGAACAACAACGACGACTTCAGCCGTTTCATCATCATGATCTGGTCTCTGTTCGCCGGTTTTGAAACCCTGAATAAGGATTTCATTACGGTTGGTTACTCTTTCGTATATTGATAGGAGGTAACTAACAATGGCAACTTTCGAATTTGATTCTGAAAACCGTACACCTTGGAACAATAAAATCTTCCCTGGTAACTACGTCGCCCACCTGAACGCATACCGTGACCAAGGCGTGGTCGCACTCCCTGGTGCTGTGTTCTTCCGTGGTGTGGGTGCTCTGGTACTCAACCCTGACAACGATGGTGTCCTCGATACCAACGGTGTGCTGGTTGCTGGTACCTACGATCTGCAAATCCTGTCTCCCGACCTGCGTCAGGACGACAAGCCTCGCAAGGATCGCCCCTTCGTGATTCCCGAAGGTGCTGTGGTGTATCGCACCGCCGTGTCTGCTCCGGGTGTCCGTGAAGAAACCGTCGCTGGTTCCGCAACTCTGACTGTTGCTGGCATCAGCACCCCTGCTGCTGTTCCTGCAACCGCAGAAGCTGACGGCTACTTCGCTCCCGTTGGTGAGTTCAGCCTGTTTGAGTCCATTCTCGATGGAACCGCACTGACCGCTGAAACTCCCGTGCAAATCACCACCTCTGAAGACCTGATTGCAAGTCAGAAGCCTTCTGCTGGTGCTTGCCGTAAGAGCCCTTCTGCCATCCTGGTTGAAGTGTGCTACTACGTACCTGACGCTGCACCTGATGCAGACGACGTGCACATCCCCTACGGTGTTGAAGCCGGTCAAGGTTATTGATAACCTTTGACAGAACAAGAGCCTCTAAATGGGGCTCTTTTTTTGTGTCTATAATATGGGGTATAGGTGATAACTAAACATGAGTAATCTATTTCAAGACACAAAGACAGGAAAACTGGTTGAATTTATCAGCAAGCACGATAAAGAATTTGCAATGGTGCGTGATTCTGGCGGCAACATTACTTATTTAACACTTGAGCAGTTAGTGCCATATGACAAAGACAAGGGACGTTTATCTAAAGTGACTGCACCTCAGATTGCACCACCTCCAGAAGAAAAAGCTCCTAATCGCGTTGTGCCTCTTGAGGATGTGCGTTTGAATCTGAATACTGCTACTGCAGAAGTCATTCAAAAACGTCTGCCTGGAGTTGGGTATGCTACTGCTAAAAAAATTGTAGAGATGCGAATGTCACTGTCAGGTGAACGTTTTAATAATCTAAAACAACTGGAGAATATCCCACGAGTCAACTGGGAACAGCTAATTGAAGAAGACCTTATCTTTATTAGTTAAACTAGTAATACAGTAATTACGTCGATTATGGCTAGCAGTATTGAAGATATTCTGTATGCAAAAGCATTATCAGATGCACAATCAAAGCCTGACCCTGCTGCAGCCATGGGCACCGGTGCTGCATTAGGTGCAGTTCCTGGCTTCATGCTTGGTGGCGGAATTCGTGGTCGTATGGCAGGCGGTTTAGTTGGAGCAATCCTTGGCGGTGGCTTAGGGCTAGGCGTACGTCAAATGATGGTCAAAGAATCACCTGCTGCAAATATGCTTGCCAAGTTGCAATCAACAGGTGAGCTAGGTGCTATGGATCGTTTCCAGCTGCAAAGTGTACTGAAAGACATCTACAATAACCCCGGTACTCTGTGATGCAGTTAGACGATTATCTAAAGTCTAAAGTACGCTATCACCTTGGATTTAATTCAGGTGCACAAATCCCTGCCGGTGACCGTGCACGATTAGAAGAAGCCATGGCATTAATACCAGATGAGCTCTGGTATAACGAAATTGTCTACCACATCAAACGTTGTGACATTGCATGGAAAGCAAGTGCCGCAATTCCTGACGATTACTTTGATCAAGATGGCAGCCGTATTCTAAACCCATCAAGACAAGAAGTAATCGCTGGTGATGTTCAGCGGACAATCAATACATCTGACCCACTTAAAGGCGATGAATACTTCCGTGAAATCTACCTTAGAGAGGTGGACAGGCTGGCTGAAACTCTCTATGTTCCTAACTATCGTCGTCCTGAAGTACGTCGGTATGCGTTTGAGAGAGCGGGAAGCGAATTTATTATGGCCGTCCCTGGACCTGCAGATACAGCAGTTGGCTCAAGAATGATGCTTAGCTATAACTGGCGTTAAGTGTAGAATAGACAAAGGAATAGCACCGTAAAATTATGAATCCTGTTTCAGGGGGTTGGACTTCCCATAAAATCCGTAGTGATGACTACGAAGGTAAAAAGCGAGCTGCTCTTGCACAGTCAGGTCAAAACTCATACATTCAAGGCGTTCAGTCTGTAATGGAGGATGGTGCCGGTTCCGCAGTTGCGGCAACTCGTGATGAACGAGGTGTTACCAACCTGCCTGTCAATCAACTTATTCAAGGAAAGAATAGCAATTTCCAACAAGGTGATAGCCCAGGCAATCAACCGTTTCGTGCTCAAGAGCTTGCGAACCAAACTGGAAGTGTAATGACAGAAACCTCAAGCACTAACGTTCCTCAGCAAGACCCTGAAGATATGGAAGTTGACGCACTCGACCGTCGTCTATCAATGATGGCAAAAGGTGGTCAAGGGTTCCCTGGCTTGAACAACCGCAATCGTGAGGTTTGACATGGACAAGAAAGATAATGCAATGATGCTTGACCCTAATCGGTTTAAGATTGCACAACAAAATGCACTGTTGCCTGGTGGTCCGCAAAACAATAACCCAATGAACGTGACTGGTCTTGGTAACCAGCCTGCAAGCTTCAATGGTGTTAGTCAGCATCCTTACGGTGATACTGGAAATGTGTACCCACAGATGGGTGCTGATGCAGTCAACCCAATGCAAGTTAGACCTTCAGGGTTGCAGCAAAACTTTCCGTTAGGTCGGCAAATGAATAACATGCCTTTTGGTATGCAACAGCAGCCTGACACTTCTGGTGTATCGATGGCACCTGATGGTATGGAAAGTGGACGTCTGGCTCAACAAGCACAGGCGCGTGGTCTTCCTGGTGTAGGTGCATTAGGTATGCAAGGTCTGCCTGCTACTCCAGCTCCCGGTGCATTCCCTGGAGCATTCCCTGGCAGCAACGGTCCTTCACTGATGCCTGGTATGCCTAGTGCAGAACAAGCAGCTGGTAAAGGCATTAATATGAAAACAGGCAAACGAGGTAAATAATCATGGCCGCTACTTCTACTAATAAGCAACCGCTTTTGGTCGATCGCGTAATGCATAATGTGATCGATCTGAACACAGCAGCTGTTGGTGCAATCGACGTGGTAGGAACAAACACAGCACTGCTGCTTGTCGATGGCTCTCAGTCTGATGGGTGCATTATTGAAGACATTTATGCAATCTCACGTGGTACAGTTGAGCACACAATTAACCTGTACATCAGTAATGCATCTGACTACTTGCGTCCTGGCGAAGGTATGTTCATTGGAAGCTTTAAATCAGCCACCACATCCGGTAATGTGACACGTTGGGAAGAGATGCCTAAAATCCTTGCTCCCGTCCCTCAGACAAGCACAGAAGCTCAATTCCGTGCGCTCTACATTCCGAAAGGAAGGACACTGTGGGCAGGTCGTGAAAGTGATACTGTCGTTAACGATGGCCCGTTGTTGGGTGCACAAGGCGGCTGGTACTAATGCCTAGAAAGCAGAATGGTTTTGGTAATTTAAAATCTCTTGCCTTTAAACCAAGTAAAAGTGTAAATGTAGGTAAAGCAAAAGGTGCTCCGGGTTTATATCCGAGTAACCGTCGCTACGGTACTTCTGTCAACAGAACAATTATTGAGAAATATAATTTAGACAGCGACTGGGTCAGGTGGCGTAGAGGATTTGAGTACTACAACAAAGGTGCGTGGTATCGTCTCAAGACCTATGACCCAATCAGTCAGACATATAGTGACAGTCAAATTGAATCAAAACTGTATCAAGGAACTGAGTATGAAGTTGATGTAGTTTTTGATGGCTACAAGTTTGCGACTAAGAACGCAGACAGTAATAACCATTATGTAGTGAAACGCACGACAGTATCAATGCCTGATATTGGTACAATAACTCAAGTCAATAATGATGCACTGAAATATCCAGAGAATAAAGCGTATAGAGAAATCTGGTGCAAAATCAATCCAGGCAATGATGCACGATTACTAGCCAAGATGATTGGTGAACGTCTTAGTGATGGAGAGACAGAAGCATCACTATCTTGGGTACTAACAGCAAGTGACACCCCTGCCCTGTTTATTGGTAAGAGTTGGCCAGAGCAACCAGCGACTGTTACAGCAGAGATTAGTGAAGCTCAATTTCAGAAATGGGCTACTGAAAATAACAAGACAGTCAATGATTTAGTTGGCAAGACTGTTTATACACCATCATTTTTTCAAGAGAAACCTATTGATGAAGTCAGCACATTTAATGTACTTGACGCTAGGGATTACTGGGGTATTGAAGTAGTTGACAAAGGTGTTGGTGAAATCATCATCTTAGATAACGAACAAGAGACCTTACCACCATCACTGTATGACATCAGCCAACTAGAGCCAATCATTGTAGATAATGCAGGTTCATTCACACTTGAAGGTACGTACATCTACCAGAAAGATAGGTATCAAAGGTTCTATGGCAATCAGTATTTAACAGGAGAGTTAGCTGTAGACGGTGCTGACTTTGTTTCATACTCCGTGATGCCTTACATCATCCTTGGCGCAGAATCTAGAAACGGAAAAATCTTACTGAGGTCAGCACCATTCATCAGTGAGTTTAAGTTTACAAAGCCACCTGAAGGTAGTGCATCTCTTGTGTTTACAGACTATAGTTTTACAAAATTTGGGATTGATGAATATAACGGTGTTTATTATCACAAACAAGGCAGTCCTAAAGATGAGCTGTGGACACGCATTGATACAGATGTAGACCCTTGGATGGATGAAGTCTTTACTTCAGGTAATCCACTATCACCTGCAACGATATACACGTGCAGTTGTCCTAACTACTCTCAATCAATGCTGCGTGCACCACAAGAGACTGAAGATGAAGGTACACGTAAAATCAACCGTCAACGTAGATACCCTTTACCTACAGCACAAGGTAGAGCTTACTACGACCAGATTGGTTTGACAGAAGCTGCTGGTCGCATTGAAAGTTGGGAGACACGTGAACACAGAATGAGCTTCAAGATGTGTAAACACACTATTGCAGCTATGTTCATCAATAACTTAAAAGTCAAAGAACCTGATTCTTATCCAACGATTGAAGCACGAGAGCAGTTCGAAGAGAAGCTTGATAAAGATGTTGCAGAAGTTGGAGAAGAATTCACTTCATCGTACAGGCGTGGTGGACTGACAACTCTTGAGATTGTATTCGCTCTTGCACAAGGATTGAACCTTGATGAAGTTGAATTAGCGTACGTCATTCTAAACAGTAAATTCTAAGACGTAGGTTAAGTAATCGGTAGAATAGTAAAAGTAGTACAGAGAATACGGCGTGACTACATCTTACGACGTTGAAACAACAAGTTCAGGCTCAGGGATGCCTGGTCGTGATGCTGATGGATTACAAGCTTGGAATCCTTCTGTAGGTTTGTATCACAAGCCTGCAAAGAAAAAACGTGAAAGCTACGGCGGTGTTATTGCAGCGTTGCAAGATGAAATGGTACGTTCTGGTGCCATAGTAAAAGCATATCCCGAAAACTTTGCTGGAATCATTGCAGCAATTCAAGATTTAACGGCATCTGAATATAGACCAGGTTCAGATACTGGAGAGAAGCCTCCTGGTGGAGAAGTTATTATTGACCCAAATACAGGGTTACCAATTTGGATTGAAGGTGATACACAGAATGGACAATTATGGTTTGATACACGTCAAGGACGTCTGTTTGTTTGGGTAGACGACGATTGGTATCAAACAAACGGTGCTGATGGTATTCCTATTGTTACTGATAGTTCTGTACCACCTGATTTAGAGAATGTAATTCCAGGTCAATTCTGGTGGGATAAAGCAGGTCAAATCTTATACATCTTTGATGGCACATATATGCTTCCCAATGGGAGCACAACAACTGACCCAAATGCAGGCGGTAGTCCCATCTGGAGACTAGTTAACGACGCAAGTTCAGAAGGCTCAATGCAGACAACATTAACGCTGCCCCTTACTGTAATGGGTCCTCGTGTCACAGCGTTAGAAGATTACGAGTATCTACCTAATATTGATTTAAGTCCTACTGATGACGGTACACTTCCGATGTCAGTACAGAAAGACTACAACGAATGGATATTTAATGCTCTTATTAGCCTTAACAACGGTCTTGAAGAATTTCAGTCAGTCATTGTTGGTGAAACACCTCCAGCTACAGATGACCCCGACAATCCGATTGCAGCAGGACAACTGTGGTATGACACAGAAGCTCTTGAACTCAGCATCTGGTATGTAAACCCCGATGGCGATGGACAGTGGGTACCAACCGGTATTGCCCATACATACGATGCAGATTTAGATGTCATTCGTGCTTCAGTTGCAGCAGAATCACGACAACGTAATTTTGAAATTCATAGTATAAATGAGCGTTTAAATAATATTGACATTACCGATGCCGAAGAGATTACAGAAATCAATAACCGATTGAATGAGCTTCAAGCTGAAGTTAATGCAATCCCAACCGTTGATTTAGACCCTTATGTCAGGCAAGTAACGTTTGACAATACTCAGTTAGACATCTATGCAAAGCTTGCAGCATTAGTTAACAAGCCTGCTGAATACACCCAAGCAATGGCTGATGTAACTGAACGTCAACTGCAAGCAGCAATTGACACTAAAGCAACGATTGATGCATTGGCTGCCGTAGAAGCATCTATTCCAAACGTAAGCAGCTACACTACTCAAGCTGATATTGATGCATCAATCAGTCAATTAAGTACTGACTTCTTACCTAGAACTGGTGGTACCCTTTCTGGAAGTTTTATTGTAGAAAAGACAGATGTCGCTTTACCAGGTTTTGATTTCTCTAATGCTTTTTGGTATGGCAAAGATGCATTCAAGTTTGCAGCAAATGGAGGTAATAGTGACTACAGCACCTTTGGTGTTACAGAAAAGCCTTGGGAATATGCTTGGAACTTTAGCAGTAAAGAAGACTTCTGCTGGATTTACAATGACACAAACAAAGTGTTTAGTATTACCAAAGAAGGTCCTGCTTGCTCTACATTAGTACTTGGTGATTTTACCGATAATACAAATAACGGTCGGGTCATTCATAATAAAATAGATGTGAAGGAACGACTAAATACTTATAAAACTGCATTTGAGCAAATGCGTCAAGGCGTAGCAAATGCAACAGACTTTGATTCACTCAGGGCAAACATCCTTTCAGCATTAGCAATCGTTTGATATTATGGCCGCTTTTAATTTTCCAGACCCTACAGTACAACAGACAGTTGTTAATCCTATTACGGGGAGTACCTATCAGTGGAAAGAACCACCTGGCAAATGGGTATTAACAGTAAGCGTTCGTGATGTAAGTGACATTATCTGGGAGGGAGACAATCCACCTATCCCTATTGGTGATTACAAGCTGTGGTACAGCACCGACACTCTTGAGCTTTACTTCTATTACTGTGATGCTAACGGCGTCTGTGCTTGGGTACCTACATCAGTGCCTATTCAGGTGCTTGAAGACCTTAATGCGTTTGCTGCTCAAGCTAAAATAGATATTGACCAGCTTCAGTACAAACAACAGATTCTTCAGAATGCGGTAGACCAGATTTACCTTGATTCACAGACAGGTGCTGGCAACCGTCCGCCTGTTTTTAGTGATACAGAACCTACCGTACATCCAGACTTTACGGCTCCTGATAATAATCTCCTGGCTGGTGATGTATGGTTTGATACAACTGATCTTGAGCAGTTAATTCAATATATTTATGACGGAACACAATGGCTATTAGCAGGTAATTACGTCAATTCGCTTGCAGAGCAAGACAATCCTAAAGGCAAGAGAGTTGCAACTGTATCTACCAGTCGTTCAATGATGAGCGGTATGCGTCAGGCAATCCTCGGAGCAACAGACTTTGAAGACTTGAAGTCAAGGTTGCTTGCCAAATTAGAAGAGATGGAAAACAGCAGTGAGTTTTCTGAAGACCCTACAACATTTGATATACCTGATTCAAATTACTAAAATAGTAATAGGCATTTTATAGCACAGGATATGGCAGCCGTATTCCCACTAGACACTACTAAACCGTGGACTTTTAATGGCGTCACCTACGAGTATGATGCCGCTGAAGACCGCTGGTTTGTTGTTAGTACAACAGCAACTGATAGTATTCTTGAAGATATCTCTGATACTAGAAGTCAGATTGATGTACTTGATACAATCATTGACCAAGAGATTGAGAACCGAACAGCTTTATTAGATGTTGCTGCTTCTAAAAACAATCAGCAAGACGCTTCGATTAATGAGCTTGATGCCAGGCTTGATGCTTTAGCAGCATCAACAGGCAAACTAGAATTTAAAGGTCGCTACAACTACGTTCTAAAGAAGACGACAGAAGCTTGTACAGCAGCATACGCTCAATGCTTGTTAGAAGCAGGTGGTGATGTCCCTGCAATGTCTGAGTGCAATCGGCTGAAAGACCTATGCGATGCCGCTATCAGTGATCCTTACCCTGCTGGTTCATTTACTAGCAAAGGCACTACAAACGTTATTGCTGACATTGAAGAGTTTTTAATTACAACAGTCGATGCTGATGGTCAAACAATTGACTGGCTTAATACAGCAGAAGAAGGCGACTATCTAGAATTCTTCGATAGTACTGATGGTGATACTGCTTTATTTGAAATAGTTGACGAACCCACTACCGCTAATACAGAGCAGACTATTCGGGTCAAGTTCATTAGTCAGACAGGGCAAGGAGACGGAAACTTTAATTTACAGCAGTCATATGATATTCGAGTTTTCAAAATAGCTCAAGGCATTGACTTATTAGAAGCAGATGCGAGGTATGTAGCCAAGCCATACGTTGTCTATTTTGAAGACAGTACTGCTGATATTACGCCAGTACATTCTTCCGGTGAATTACGCAATGGAGAACTCTGGTTTGATACCAGTAGCCTTGAGATGTTTGTTTGGAATAACAACGCTTGGGTTGCCGTATCGCCTCCTCCTTCACAAAATATAGTTTTCAATTCATTAGAAGCTAAGGTTAATTCTTACGAAAGTAAAATAGCAGCTCTAGAGGCTCGCATTGCTGCTCTCGAAAGTTAATAAAGTACAATGGAAAGGAAGGCATCGTATTAATTAAATGCCAATCTTAAAAGTACGAGGATTACATTCAGCAGATACTGCATCCCAATACTCATCCGATGAGACCGGGACAGTTGATGATACCTTCCTGTTCCCCAAGTGGTGGGACAAGAAGGCTAATAATGTTGAGTACATCCGTGTGTTCAAACTACATATGACCCGTGCTTGTGATGATATTGATGTCATCATTCCAGCAAGTTCTGATGTAGAAATCCGTGGTGAGTACGACGGTAACGTTGGTTTTCGTATTGATTACCACCGTGGTGTCAAACGGATGGCACTCACGGCACACGATTCAACAACCGTTGATGCCGAATACATCTTCCCAACTCGCCCTAACCAAGCACCTACATATAAAGAGTATGGCGCAGGACCTGTTGTTTGCTTTAGTGCAAGTCCAACTGGATCTTGGGCAACGTTTGTATTCGAACATCGCCCTAATTTAGACCTCGGTGGTTATGAACTAGCCGATGGGTTTTATGACCTCAATCTTGAAAACGACCTCTACGACCTGAACTAATTATGGCTGACCAACTGAAATTACGTGGTGGCCCAACCGCTGAAGCCGAGGTATTTGTCGGAGCTGAGCGGGAGGTCACTGTAGATACTGGACTTAACGCTCTACGTATCCACGATGGTGTAACCCCCGGTGGGCACCTCGTTGAACTTGCTACGTCTGCTGCTAATAGCCGTAGTGTCATTGCTGTTGATGCAACCACTGCTCGTGAAGCACTGCGTATAGCACTTGAAGCTGCTATCGCTACAGCTGAAGCCAACCGTGCTGCTGCTGTTACCGCAGTTGAGACTGGCTACCAAGATGGTGATACCGCTACTCTTGCATCGGCCAACAGCTACACAGATACCGCAATCAGCGATTTACTTGGCGGTTCACCTGACCTGCTGAATACTCTTAATGAGTTAGCTGCAGCTATTGGTGATGACGCTGATTTTATTACGACGATTAATGCTTCTATCGCTGCTGTACAGGCAGATGTAGACGCAAATGAAACAGCAGCTGCTACCGAGAGAGCAAACCTCCTGGCAACCCTTCAAGCAGTTATTGATGCTATTCAAGCCGATGTAGATGCTAACGAAGCTGCAGCGCTTGCTGCGCGTAATGCCATTCAAGCTGATGTTGATGCTAACGAAGCAGCAGCTACTACTGCTATTGCTACTGGTGATGCCGCCACTCTTGCCAGTGCTAATGCCTATACCGATACCAGCATCAGCAACTTGACGAACGGTACTGACGCTGCTCTTGATACGCTCAAGGAGATTGGTGATGCGCTTGCTGCTGGTGACCAAAGTGTCACTGATGCACTGACCACAAGCATTACGACTGAAAGCACCACCCGTGCTGCGGCTGATACTGCACTGTCAGGTCGCTTGGATGTACTTGAAGCTGACCCGACGACACAAACACTGCTTGATGCAGAAGTCACAGCACGTGCTGATGCAATTACAGCTGAAGCAGCTGCTCGTGTTGCAGCTATTTCCGCTGAGGAAACTGCAAGAATCGCAGGTGATGCTACTGAAGCCGCTGCTCGCAGTGCTGCAATTACAACAGAAGAGACCGCAAGGATTGCCGCTGATGCAGCTAGTCTTGCTTCCGCCAATAGCTACACTGACACACAAGTAGCGACAGGTGATGCCACTGTTACCAACGCAATGACAGCATTGGTGACAACTGAAGCCGCAACACGCGGTGCAGCTGATAGCGCCTTAAGTGCCCGCATTGATGTACTTGAAGCTGACCCTACTACTGCAACCGCATTGGCTGCAGCTGTTGCTGGTGTGCAAGCTGACGTTAATCAGAATGAAGCCGATAGTGATGCCGCTATTGCTGCAGAAGAAGCTCGTGCTTTAACTGCAGAAGCTTCTATCACAACGTCATTAACTGCATTAGTGACCTCCGAAGAGACTCGTGCGTTAGCAGCAGAAGCTGTACTTACTTCAGCAATTACTGCTGAAGAAACGCGGGCAACTGCAGCAGAAGCTTTTATTACTACAGCACAAGCTGCTGAAGAAGCTGCACGTAACCAACTGAACCTTCACGCCGGTCTAGCGTTTGGTCAACTCTATGTTGGTGATTTAGTTGTGGCTTGATAGCTACAACTATTGTTAAAATTGAACTAGACAATTATTCTGCATTGTTATTAAGATGACTACTGTAAGCTCACTGGGAGTTGATCAGCTAAGCCTGCGTGGGTCGGGTACTGATTACAACATTCTTTCCCGTTTCTTCGCAACCAAAGCCCAAGCCGATGCTGCCCTTGCAGACAGTAGCTGGGTTCCTACCGCTGGTAAAACCAACGGTTGTATTACTGGCGACCAAGGCATTCTTGTTTATGATTTTGGCACGTCTGCTCTGGTCGTTGCTGACGCTGCTACTCGTTCTTACGTCGATACTGAAGTAGCCGCTGCAGTCGCCGCTCTTGTTGATAGCGCACCTGGCACCCTTGATACTCTCAATGAGCTTGCAGCTGCCATCAATGATGACGCTAATGCTTTTACCACTCTGCAGACTGCTATTGCAGCAGTGCAAACTGACGTTGACCAAAACGAAAGCGATGCTGATGCTGCTATTGCTGCAGTCCAAGCAGATGTTGACCAGAATGAAAGTGACGCTGATGCAGCCATCGCTGCTGTTCAAGCCGATGTAGACCAGAACGAAGCAGACGCCGACGCTGCCATTGCAGCAGAGAACGCAGCAATGCTCGCTGCCGTCGCTGTTGTTCAAGCAGATGTCGATCAAAACGAAGCTGACGCTGATGCTGCAATCGCAGCAGAAAACGCAGCTATGTTGGCTGCTGTTGCCGTTGTCCAGGCTGATATAGACGCTAACGAAACTGCTGCTAACGCTGCCATCGCTGCTGTTCAAGCAGACGTAGACCAAAATGAAGCTGATGCTGATGCAGCTATTGCAGCTGTTCAAGCTGATGTAGACCAGAATGAAGCCGACGCTGATGCAGCAATCGCTCTGAAGGCAGATATCGATAGCCCCACCTTCACCGGTACTCCTGCTGCTCCTACCGCTGGCGCTGGTACTAACACCACTCAACTGGCTACTACTGCATTCGTTACCGCCGCTGTTGCTGCTTTAGTTGACGGTGCACCTGGTGCAATCGATACCCTCAACGAACTGGCTGCTGCTCTCGGTGACAACGCCAACTTCTCTACCACCATCACCAACAGCATCGCTGCTGTTCAATCTGATGTTGACCAAAACGAAGTTGACGGTGACGCTGCTGACAGTGCACTCTCTGGTCGCCTCGATGTGCTTGAAGCAGATGCAACTACTGCCGCAGCTGTTGCAGCAGTCCAAGCTGATGTTGACCAAAACGAGGCTGACGCTGACGCTGCTATTGCACTGAAAGCTGACATTGCTTCTCCTGCTCTGACCGGTACTCCAACTGCTCCTACTGCAGCAGCTGATACCAACACTACGCAGATTGCTACGACTGCCTACGTTCAGACTGAAGTGTCTGACCTTATTGGTGATGCTCCTGTAAGCCTCAACACTCTGGGCAAGATTGCTGATTCGCTGAACGACGACATTAACGGTCTCACTAACGTCACCACCCTGGTGAACGCTAACGAAACTCACGTTGATAACCTTGCAACTCTGACTGGTGTTGCTAAAGACAGTGTCAACCTCGGCACTTTCACCGGCTCCACGATTACCGACAGCGTTGCTATTAAGGTTGCATTGCAAGAGCTGGAGACGGAAGTTGAAACGAAGATTGCTGCAGAAACCCTGACGCTTACCGCATTCCAAACGGTGGTTGCTGCTTCTTCTGACTTTGCTGATTTCCAGTCCCGCGTTGCTGCTCTCTGATAACCAACTAACAATCAAGCCTCTCTAACGAGGGGCTTTTTTAATGGAATAAAATAGTAGTAATACAAGTTATAGTCAAATGGCTTTTCAGTTCATACCTCCTTTTGAAGAAGGCGATAAGCAAACTAACCCAGAGACACAAGTCGAGTATATCTTTACTGGGGGTGCTTGGCGTCCGTTAGGTCCTAAGATTAATGAAAGTGGAGATAAAAATATAAATCTCCAAAAAACAATTACCGTTGATACTCGATGAGAAAAGAACGCTTTCTGCTATGGATGCTTGCGGGCATATTTACGTTTCAAGCAGGGATGTTTGGAGTAGGTGTATACTTTTGTTCAATCAATGGTGGACTCAAAGCGTGTCCAAGCATTGGTCAAAGATATGAGCAAACATTCAACGTGATGATCGCCACTACATTAGCATTGTTAACAGGACAAGTTATAAAGGAGAAATGATGTTTGATGCAACTGACTTTGAAATCCCTTTAGAAAAACAGCTACGACTGCGCATCATTAATGAAGAAATTGATGCGTGCACTGACATTGAAGCCTTGCGAGAAAACTTAAAGCAATGCGTTAAAAGTCTTCAAACCTATCAGCATTTATTGAATGAAACGCTCAAGAAACAGTTGCAACATAACCGTAATCAATTACAAGATAAAATATTAAAAGAGATCAATATTATCATTGATGGCAACAAAAGCAGCTCCTAAAGAAAAATTTGATCGGATTTACTACGTATGGAATCCTGTTCAATACGCAGGACCCAAAACAAGTGTTCTAGACACCATCTTGAAACCTAAGCCAAAGGAGAATAACTGATGCCTGTTAATGGTGAGCTTACAAACAAATTCAATAGGGTTTACGTTTATCTAAACCCTGACCCTTTCTTAGGACCTTACACGCAAAGGCTTAGTAACCTTATTCCAGTAACTGACCTTGGTGGTGATATTGATAACCTTTATGCAATCCCACCAATTGTCAGTACCGAATCTTCAACAACAGCTCACCTTACATTTAGCATTGATGCAATTCCTAAAACAATTTGGGATAGCGAAGGCGCCTTCACACAAAAGCAGCTTGCAGACAATTACATTCAATACGCTCCCTTTAAGTCAGAGCGTGCCATTAGGAATGTAAGCAGCATTACAAGTGTTGCTCCAGTCTCATCAAACCAAAGTGGTAGAGACGCAATCGTATGGTTTGATATTACAAATCTACCCAATATTGATGATGCTCGTAGCAAGCAAAAAATGCGAGTAGTTTTAAACCTTTCGTATAATAGTAGAAGCATCACAGCTATTACTGCCTCTGCTCCTCTGGAAGCAATAACAACAGGTAATGTAGCTAATGTTTCTTTCGATATGACATCGTTACCTCCAGCATAAAAGACTATGGCTTTAGAACCAAATGACCTTATGGTCGTACAAAAAGCATCGGGTACTAATGAAATCCGTAAGGCAACGATGCAACAGTTGTCTGACTTTCTTCAAACTAGTGATACCGTTGCTTATAAAGGAACTGCAGACTTCACCAATGGTGCTGAAGAGCCAGCCCAAAAGAATGTTGGTGACCTGTACATCAACAATGCATTAGCCGATGGCACCTGGGCCTGGAGTACGAATAGCGAAGGTGTTACTGATGTAACGCCCGGCGACCGTTGTATCTGGAACGGTACAACCTGGGATGTCATTCAAAGTGGTGCAGGTGATGTTGGCGTAACTGAAGTTCAAGGCACTGTGCCCATCATCATTCAAGATGGTGATACTGCAACACCTGTTGTAACTGTACGTACAGCAACGATTGCTCAAGACGGTGTTTGCACCCTGGCAAGTGCTCAAGATGTTGTGGATGGTTCAACCGGTAAAGTTGTTACCGCTGACCAGCTGAAAGATACTAACGACCAGCTCGGTGTGCTTGCTGGCAGCGGTATGACCGGACTGATTGAAATTGACCCAATTGAAGTCTTTACTGACGGTACAAACGCTTCAACAACCAATACTCCTGCAATCGGTATTAAAGATGCAGCTGTTGGTCAAAAGGGTGCATCTGAGAAATATGACAAGAGCACAAACATCGGCGCACCAGTTGCTGATGCATACGCAACTTGGGTAGCAAGCTTTGATAACACCGGCTTCGTTACATTCCAAACTGTCGGTGAAAACTTTGTACCTTCCGACTTCTCTAACCTCGCGGATGCTTGATAATGGCTATCGAGAATAACGACCTCTTTGTCCTACAGAAAAGCGGCGGTGGTGAACTGCGTAAAGCATCTGTAGCAGCACTGCTTGCTGATGTCGTCACTCCGGTAGTACCTGAAGAGATTAGCGACCTAAACGATGTTGATACATCTGGTGTAACCGATGGTCAAATCCTTGTCTATGACACAGACACCTGGGTATCGCAAGATTTTCCTCCAGCGCAAGACCTCAGTAACTACTTACAAAAGCCTGGAACTGAAGGTAGCTTCGTTATTAATGAAACAGCTGATGGAACAATCACATACGCTGAAGCGATTGATGGTGGCGAATACGCAACCTAAAGATTTAGTGAATCGTTAGAATAAACACAGCAGTTATTACTGTTGATTGTCGCTTATTAGCAAATGAAGATTCAATTAAAACGTTCTAACGTCCTAGAAGCTGGAGCAGCAAAGAAACCCACTGCTGGACAGATGGAATACGGCGAACTTGCCGTTAATTACAACACAGCTGATACCGCAATCTTTCTAAAAGACAGCGCCAATCAAATTGTTCGTATCAGTGGCTTTAAAGCAGGCGATAATATTAACATTGATGGCGACGGTAATATCAGCGCCGATGCTTCTTATTGGGAACAGACAGGTAATAATTTGTACCCGAAAACACTAACAAGCAACGTCGGCATTGGGACGAACAATCCGCAGCAAAAACTAGACGTCAACGGCAGTATCCGTTCGCCGCATTTTGACCTCGAAGACCTCCCTGCACTTCCCTGACAATGGCTGATATTCAAGATACCGACCTTTTCCTGGTTAACCGTAATAGCACCTCATACCAAGTACCCTCTTCTGATCTCATGGCTGAACTTCAAGATGACGACCTAATGCTCGTCAATCGTGGCGGCACATCGTATAAAGCAACTGGAGCGGAGATTAAAGATAGCCTCGGTCCCAAGGGCACAGTCGATACACCAAGCATCATTGCACCTGCTGATAACGCTGGTGAGGTGGTGAGCGCTGAGTCGGATGAGATTCTCGACAGAGCTATTAGTCCAATTGATACTTGGACTGGGATGCTCAACACTTGGACTGGCACTGGCACAACTTCGTCTCCAACTGGGGGGACAACAGGGGTGATTCCTGTGCAGCTACCAAAGACGGGTCTTGTCGTTTGGGAAGTTGAATTAACGACTTATGAAGTAACTCGCCAGCTTGGTATTTACTTCAGCAACACCCCCTCTGGCTCCTATGACGACAGCACTTCGACGCTGTATTTCAACGGGGGGTCAGGCACTTGCGTTTTACTTACCAAAAATTCTGATGGTTCATTAGCCGCTGGACCAGGCGGAAAACACGGTGGCGAAGTGGTACAAATAAGCGATCCGTCTACTCACACTCTCGGCGTTGCATTTAAGGTTGGAGACATCATTGGGTTTGTGTTTAACGCGGATTTGGGTGCAATGTGGGTGAGCAGGAACGGTGAGTACGTGATTGAAAAAACTAAGTTACAGGCCAATCCAAGCGCAGTGCCAGACCCATTTACAGGGGCATGGGCTCTTTGGTCTGGAATTGATACTACTCAAGATTTGTATTTTGGCTCAGGCCTTTCGAGCAATTTTCAAGTAGAGAACCGAACAAGTAGCACATACGCCCCCACGTCCACAGTTCTCACCCTTGCAGGCGACAAAGACCTGACGGTATTCAAGGCGCTGGATGACGTTCAGCAAGACAGCGGTTATACACCAACGACCAGTGCGATTACGAATATCAGCACTGTAGCTGACAACAGCACAGGCATGGCATTGGTTGCATACCAATTTGCCAACGATACAACTACTTATGACGCGACAGGAGCTACATTCAACCTAGGAAGTAATTACACTTCTAGCGGCACAACGGGCTTTGTTTGGAAGCCGGGTACGGTAACTTCGCTCAATGTTACGCCCAACAGTGGTGGTGCAGATATGCAGATTTATACATCACCGGATGGCAATAGTTGGACGAGGGTTTTGCAGAATGTGACTGGAGCACAAGATCTTAGCTCGTACAAAGCTTCATGGATTGCCTGTTCTTTGGGGGATGGAAGCGCCGCAACTGCCGTTTGGGATGCTTTCGAGTTAACAATCCTCACCCTGACGGATGACACGGACCT